CCATGCTTCTTCATGTGGTCTCTGACCGTCGCCGGACTGACATACAGCTTATCCGCCATCTCCTCAAGGGTGAGGCGTTCGTCCCAGTACATCCTCCGGAGCACTTCCGGATCGCGATAGTCCTCTACTTTTTCCATCTTCCTGCCCTCTTTTCCGCTTCCAGTATCCGCCTGAATTGATCCGCCCGGGCAGCTGCGTCCTTCCTCTCCGCCTCCTTCCATGCGTCATACTCGGCCCTGGCCCTGATGTAGTCTTCGCATTTGCTGTGACAGCCGGGATACCGCTTGGTGCATCCGCGGCAGTTGGTTTTGGGTGCTAACAAACCTCACGCGCCTCCTTCACGATGTAAGCATGAACCGCAAGTATTATCTGCTGGATAAGCTCACTGCCGTACTTGTTGCCGATGGCACTGCACGTATCCGTCAGCTCCTCCCAATAGCTTTCATCGTTCGGGTCTCCCGGAAGAAACTTCTTTATCATCTTCCAGATATCATTTATCCCGGCGTTGATATTCCTTAGTTCTTCTTCCGTCACAGGCTCAGAATGGTATCTCATCATCGTCCTCCACGTCCTCGAATGTGCTCTCGGCGTTCTCCCAACCGAGCGCCCAGTCGAATTTTCCCTCAGTCGCCGACAGCCGTTTGGAGGCTTCGTCGTACCACATCGGTATTCCGTCCATGGACAGCCGCCCGGTGTTCCTGTTTTTGATGACCCGCAACACCCTGTCGCATTCCGGCCCGGAGCTGCTGGGTGTCGTAAAATGGAGCACCACGTGGGCAAGGTTGGTAATGTTCGCCGAACCCGCCACATCATCATTGTCCACCTGTCCGACCATCGTTCTCTTCCGCGGGTGCGCCACAAGCATGATCAGCACGTTGTGGTTCTGAGCCAGTCCGACCAATTCTTTAATGAAGTTTGCCTGCTGCCGGTAGATGTCCGACTGAAGGTCATCCGTCATTGCCGTCATGAGGTTGTCGATAATTAAGAACCGGCACTGATACTGCAGGATGGCGCACTTTAAAGTTTCAATCAGCGCTTCATCATTTTCCGTCCCGCCGAAGGTCTTGCTGTTGTACAGGAATGCCGTACCGCGGTACCACTCACCTATCTTCCCGCGCACCTCATCAGGCACATAGTAATAGTCGAACCCTAACGTGGAGTGCCCGCACTCGATGTTGCGCCGCCCTGCCGCCTGACGGTCGAGCCAATCGCGGAACTGGGTGTCCTTCAGCTCTCCGGAATAGAAGAAGGTCTTGTACCCGGCGTTGATAGCTGCTATTCCGATCTGCGACGCCAGTGTGCTCTTGCCCTTGCCGCGCTCACCCGTGAGGACAACCAGGTTTCCCATAAAGAGCCCACCGGTCAGTTTATCCAGTTCCGATATCCCGCTGGAGATATGCTCCATGTCCATCAGGTTCTCACGGCGAACATCCGCCAGTTCCTCAATTCGCGGATTCTCCACGATGACCGCCCGGTCAACCGCCTGTCGAACAGCCATCTCACCGTGTTTCTGAAGCAGCTCGTTGGCATCCTTGCATCCTTGGTAGTCATCCGGGTGCACATACTTCACCAACCCGTTGAACCGTTCCGTCATCTCATCGAGCAGGGTTATCTTCCCGTTCTCATGGTCGCCGAACACGATCAGCACCTCGTACTTGCTCAGGAAGTCCCAACAGTACGGCATCCACGTAAAGCCCTTTGCGCCCAGCGGAACCGAGATAGCATTGGGTATTCCCGCCTGCACGCACGACAGGCTGTCTATCTGCCCTTCCGTGAGAACCAGCGTCTTATTCTCGGGGTCACAGTGATTCATTCCGAACAGGATAGGTCTGCAGTTCTTCAGGCACCATTCTTTATTCTGGCCCTTCTTCGGGTGCATGTTGCGGTACTTGATGAACTGTATTTCACCCGCCTCATCCACGAACGGGAACACAAGCACGTTTTCGTTCTCCGAGTGGGTGGTTATGTTATACTTTTCCGCAACAGCCCGGCTGATGCCTCTTCCCTCGAGGTACTTCACCGCCGGATCCGAACTGCTGGGTACCGGGTACCGCCTCAGGCTCCGGAAGCTCCGCTGTGAGTTGTAGTACTCATCCACGTCCCTACCAAGTGAGAACCCGAAGTCCTTAGCGAGCCGCAGCATATTGCCCTTGTTCCCGCAGGACACCCTCTTGCAGTTGAACGCGCCGGTCTCAAGACTAATCGCGAACGTGTTCCTGTCTCTGGTCTGGTTCCCGCAGTACGGGCACTTGTTTGTTATCAGCTCCTTCCCGTTGTCCTTATACACCCCCAGATGCATCTCACGGGCGAACCGCCTTGCATCCTCAGGGTCGAACCTGTAGATAGCCATACGTACCACCTCCGAAGGAGTATATTTATTTAATCTTTATTTGTTCTATATATTTCTTTATTTGGTGTGTGTTAAAATCAACGCCAGTTGCGGCGTTAAAATCAACGCCAGTGCCTGTGTTAAAATCAACGCCAGTACTGGCGGTGAATTCAACACAGGGGTACTGGTGTTAAAATCAACGCCAGTTCACGGATTTACGGAGAAGTCCCAATTGCACGGGCGGTTGACGCTGATATCGGCTATCTGTCCCATGCCGGGTCTGTCTACCTCCAAAATTCCCATCTTCTCCAAATCGCTCACCGCCTTCGTTACGTTCCGCCTGTCTTTGCGGATCTCCACCGCCATCTTACGGATAGAGATCCTGTCCCGCCCCTTGTGCCACCCGTGGGTCATTCGGATTAAATACAGCAGCACTCTGAACTGGATCGGAGACAGGCGGTTGTCCGTTTGATACATAGCTTCGAGCAATTCGTTCGGAATCTGGGTAAAACCATCATCAACCGAATTCATTTCTCTGCAGCCTTTCCTTGATATCTCTGTACAGGATTTCCTTAATCAGTCGCCCGGACGTTGCCTGTCTGCAGAACACCGGCGTCAGATCGTATCTGACCGACCACGCAATCAGCGATGCCAGCATTGCGTTCGGATTGAACTTCGACCTGTACCTGTGGTTGATGATTGCTTCGTAGCTCGCATTCTCAACCAGCAGGTAGGTCTTCGCGCTGGCCTCTGCAGCTCTCTCAAATTCCCGCCGGAACCTGTCTCTATCCCTGGTGAAGCACGCCGCCAGTTCCTCGAGGGACATCTTGCGCTCGACCACGCACCGGGCCGTCACGGGTTTGGCGGTATCATACAGCCGCCCGCCCGGAAGCGTTATCTGCCCGGCGTAGTCTCCGAACTTTAGCGTTGCCCTCTCATACGGCACGCCGAAAGCCGCGTATCGTTCCACAGCCTTCGGCGTATTCTGTTCGCGGTTATCAACCAGGATCCGGAAGGACTTCAGGGCGTCCTCTATCTCGAAGAGTTCCATCAGAACGGAACCACGCCTTCGTCTTCCACGGATACGAAGCCGGTGTCTCCGGAGCTGGGCGCACTCCCTTCAAGCAGCTTGTCTTTCGGAAGATTGCCGAACTTGCCCTCACGGACATCATCCGCCGGGCAGCTCCACCTCATGACAATGTGGTCATAGACCGTGCCGCCATTGCCCCTTGACTGATGGTTGTGGAACTTCCCGCCGATGACCTTGCCGCGAAGGGTTGTCAGGTCGCCGGAAAAGACGAAGCCGCCGTTGCTGTCTTCGAGATCCGCAAAGAAGGTGTTCCAGTTGCTCCATTCATAGGACGGGCTCCCGTCGTGCGGGACGTTCAGGCTGAATACGGCATCCATGGGCCACTTCTTGTCCTCGTTGGAGCTTCCGTCAAAGATTTTCTGGTAGAAGCCCGCGTATTCTCCCTCGGCGATATCAAAGGCAATGCGGATTACATCATCACCCGAGGGCCACTTGTCCTGCTTGGCGTCCTTGATGCGGATAACATATGCGTTCTTCGGAAGCTGCTGGAAGGTTGATCTGCGTTTGGATTTGTCATAGGTTGGTAAGGTCATTACTGTTCCTCCTTTGTGTATCCGACTTTGTTCTTCAAAATATTCGCCGCGTATTCAAGCGCGGAAATGAAAGTATCAATTTCGGTATCGCCGCCAAGCTCAATAACGACGCCGCCATTTATTTCCTTTGCGGTAATGTCTGTCCCGCCAAGATCCTCTAAGCGAAAATAGGTTCTGGCGCCGTGCCCTGTGTCGCCACCGCAGAACCCGGTTGTCCCAATCTCCGCCTCAAGAATGTTTGCACTGGAAAACTGGACGCAATATGTCGTTACTGGCCTTCCGTTCACGATTCTCTTTCTGATCTTTGCCATTAATATTCCTCCAACGCCTTAATCACGATCATGATGTCGTTCGGGCACTCATTCTCTTCAAAGGCATTCATGGGCACCTTACACGTGCTCCCGTCCGCACTCAGAATGAACTTGTACTTCCCATCCTGCCTGACCGCCCAGACCACCGTGGTCATCTTGCTCTCGAGCACCAGCTTCTCGAGCTTGCGCCCGTTGGTCTTAATTCTGGTACGGATAATGCCGTTATCATCAGAGATAGTCTCCGAATGGCACAGGATAATGACCGTCAGGTCGTCACGCATTTCGAGCGCCTGATTGATGATGCTCCACCCGTTCTGGGCAAGGTCGGACCACGCCGACCTCTTATCTCCCGACTGCATAGCCATGATTGCCATCTCTTCGGCTACCATCATGCCGTTGAGGGTATCGATGACCACATACTTGATATGTCGGAACTGCTCTTCCTCATTAATCTTCCGCAGGATGCTGGCGACCACGGCGAACTTGTCTGTCTTGTAGTAGCACCCTCTGTCCGGGCTCACCTTTTCGTGTTCCAGGTTGGCGAAATCATCACGCCATCCCTTCCAGTTGAGCCCCTTTTTGTCTGAGTCAATGTAGAAGGTCTGGTTCTTCGGTAGATTCCGCATTGCGGTAGTCTTGCCGGAGCCGGACTCCCCCATTACGCCCACGACGCGTCCCATCACTCCACCTCCTTCTTGTTTTCCAATAGCCATGCCTCAAAACACGCCTCACAAATGTTCCCCCAGTCCATCGTGTAGTACGTGTCGCCCTCATGGAGCACACAGTCGCATTCATCACAGGTGATGTGCGGAATGGTGCGCGCTTCCTCGAGGTATTCCCTGTCCATTTCCTCCTCTTCGGCGGGGTCTGACCATGAATAGCCGTACATCATATCCTCCTCATTACGTCCCGTACAAGGGCCAGCCCGCTGTCGGCGTTGACCTTCACGTTGATGTGCGTGCCGTTTGCATAAAGCACCATCACCCACTCATCGCCGTAAGCATCCGACGAATAAACCAGGTTGGTGATATCCTGCCCGGCGCGGGTCAGCTTCAGGGTCTCCAAAAGCGCATCACAGATATCCTGTTTGTCTTCCGTGAACGGTCTCATTTGGCGCCCTCCTTTTCTGCTCTCTTCTTGCCTTCGCGGGCAAGGAAATTCTTGACCGTGGCTCCGGTGCATCCGTACCGCGCGCCGATCTGGTCGTAAGTCTCACCGGCCCGGCGGCTCTCCATGATGATGTCGTATTCAGATGACGGGATGATGGGTTCCACGCCGGTCTTTTTGGGTTCCTTGTTCGGTTCTTCGGCAGCTTCCTCGACAAAAAACTTGTCTGAGTCCATGAACTCCGACAGGAAGAATGCCTTTGCGGCACTCTTCGCGACATATACGGTCTTGCCCGCCCTGATGGCGTCAACAGCCTGATGGATGGTGATTTCCTTCATGCTTCGTGCTCCCTCCTAACTTCATACAGCACGCCCTCCCGGATGACCGGCAGGCGCGTTTCCTTAACTTCCCTTCTTCTTCTCTTTTTCTTCTTCGGCTCATCCTCAAGCAGAGCTCCCACGCCCACCGTGATCAGGATCCCGACCATGACGGACAGAAAATAGATCTCGATGATGTCCCACTTGGTCAGCACGATCAGGTCGACCATGGTCTGGGTGATGCTTCCGATCAGTAACGCGCCGAAAAATAAGCCCCTCTTCTTCATTTGCTCCCCTCTCACTTACTTAGCTTCACTTAAAGTCACTTGAAAAACTCATTTCCCACTCGAAAAACTCAAATTTTACTTGAAAAACTCAATTACTTTTTCCGGCGG